TCTTAACTGTATCCCACCATCTAATCCAATATTTACTCCATTAATATTATTTGCAGTTGCTATAATCCACCACAATTTACTATCACCATAATACTCATTAGCTAATAAATCCAATCTATCGGTTTCTTGAGTGATAATGTAAATATCATCATCTTTTTTAGGAATAGAATTAGGTATAGAAGTTTTTAAAACTTTTTTACCATTTGCTAATTTTTTAATATTTTGTTTATTATATCTCATATTAAATCTATTCTCTTATTTTTTACCATACCCATAAATATTATTTTGAGTTGTAGATTTACTTTCAATAAATGTTAATCCGATACTCGCATTAATAAACTTAGGAAGTTTGTAATTATCCATATTTACAGCTCCAGTATTTACTTTTGCCGCTATTACCGGTTTTTGACCAATATTAGATTGTATTCGATTTCCATTTCTAGTAACAATTTCATTATTACTGATTACATTTCTAGTATCTTCAAAATACACTCCACCAATTCCTTTACTGATTGATAATGCTTTATCATTATTTTCACCTACAAGAAATTGTCCGTTAAAAGAATCTTCAAATCTACCATCGCCAATTTTTATTTGTTTACCACCAATTTCCCAAAGATTTTCAGCATCTTCAATTGTATATGTTAATGAATCCAAGAAACATGCTTTATTATTATGAATGTTACCAAATGTAAATTTCAATAAAGTTGGTTCAATTATACCTTTGTTATAAGCATATGGATATGTACAATGTGCCAAATATTCCAATCTTCTCCACATCATTACCAATTCAACTTGAGACATTGCATAAACTTTCAAACTGAATTGTAATTTTCTTTCAACTGATGTATAACTATAAAAATTAAATGGTGAGCCTAACATTCTACTACTTTCCCATTCAGGAGTAAATGTTTCACTATATCCAGTTACTAATGAACGAAAATATACCGCTGAACCATCGTTTATTTTTTGAAATTTCAATGGAATTAAATCAACTTGATCAATTGTTTTTCCATTATATTTTATAGTTTTTAATTCTGCTTCCGTAAATCTACCGGTTTGATTTATAACATCTTTAATAGAAAACAATCCTCTTTTTTTATCAAGTTTATCCGAACTTATAGTATCACCTCCACCATGATATGATTTTTTATTTTTATTAGTGGAATATCTATCTTTTTTCCAATTATCTCTATTCAATGATACTGGTCTTATTGCATTTAATAAAGAAGTTCTTGAATTTAATAATCCTCCAATTTGTTTATCTATTTCTCTGCCATCAGTACCATAAGGACCCATATTTCTACCCTCTTTTTTAGGAGTATTATATGTAGTTAATAATTGTATTTGAGTTGGTTCTCCAAATTTTTTATGTGCTTCGGTATCAGATAATTTAAAAGCATAAGATGATTTATTTGCAAATCTCAATGGTTTTCCAAATACACCACCATTTTCACTTCTATCAAGACCATTACTTGTGATAGATACAACTTTTAAATCATAAGAAGCTTTTGAATCTGGAGTAGTCGCGTTTCTCATACTATAAGTGTAACTTCCTTGATATTCACCTTCTGAATAATAATAATTTTGATTAATTACAAAATTATCCAAACTTCCAGATGTTACAGCAACTTCTTTATCTCCTATTAAAAGATTTCTAACAAATCCTTTTCCTAAATTAATTCCTTGACCAATTGACTGTTTTGCGATTTGACTCGGAGTACCAGCACCGGTTGATTTTAAGTATCTACCTAAAGCAGTTCCCCTCGCATCTTTTAATACATTTCCTAATGCAATCATTCTATTAGGAGTTTTAGACTCTCTAAATTCTTTTGTATTGATTACATAAGTAGGGAATACATTTTGAGGTATTCCTAATTTTTTATTTACTGTATTTACAGCATTTTGAACGAATTTACCAATCTTACCTAAACTAACTTGTGTGCTAGTTTTTGATTGTTTCATTGCATCTAAATCAGGTGTTTTTTGTGTTCCAATTCTAACGATTTGTGTTCCGTATAATGCAGGTTCATTAACTAATCTATAAGGTCTTAACCCACTTAATTCCTGTTCTAATTGAGTTTCAGTTTTTGGGTCAAACATTTTTTCAGCCATTGCCCCCAATCTATTTTTTCTATCAATAAGAAATTCACTATTATCAGCATAACCAGTTGTAGGTTTGCTTTGAGGTATTTGCTTTACTAATTTAGATGAATTAAATAATTCTATTATTGTTTTACCCATGATTATCGTTTCGTTGTTGTTGGATCCTCATTTACCTTTGCAGCAACTGTTGCGGTAACTTTTCTTCCATCCATATAAACTGCAACCTTTCCACTTGCTAAATCACTTCTCAATCCTCTGATTTCATCAATCATAGAAGTAACCATACCCGAAATTGCACCACCAGCTTCTCCACCCGCAGTTGCAACTATACCAGTAACTCCCTTTTTATTTTTCATTGCTTCACTTAAGCCAGGACCAGCCAATACATCATCATTATCAGATAATTCAAATAATCCACCTTCTTTTGTTGATATTTGCGTTTTACCATCAGCAGGGGAATCAATATCTCCAGCTTTTGAGAAATATGATTTACCTAATGCATATGCGGCTGCGGCTGCAGCTGCACCTAAAATAGGCCCAATGTATGGAATTTTTGCAACTGAAGAATATGCACTTGCTGCCATATCCGCTATTGTAGTAAGCAATCCTCTTTCTTTTATTCCTTTTGCAAACATTAAAACCGCATTTAAAGCAGTTTGAGCAGTTGTAGTAGCCCAAGTAGCAACAGTTTCATATGTTCTATACAACCAACCTTCTTTTGATAATTGTGTTCCTAAAAATTTAGCCGTATTCACAGCTCCTTCTGCTATTACTTGTCTATTAGTAATACCTAATACTATACCCGCACCAACACCGGCTGCAACAATATAATCATAATATTCTTTTACATAACCTATTAATTCTTTGAACAAATGTGCTGCATTATTCAATGGCCAAAATGCAATTGCAACTGCTTTTCCTAACATTTGAAAAGTAGGAATTAATACCGCACTAAGCACTTTCACTGCTGCAGTTAAACCCGTTACAAAAAGTTGAGCAACAGGTGTAAATACATCTGTTAATGCTCCTCCAATCGCAGATAATCTATTTCCCATTTGGGTCATCATATCTTGCATAGCTTCTTGTTTAGCCAATCTTTCCGTTTGTTTTTCTAAATCCTCTTCACTTATATCATTTATATCTAGACCAGCACCCAATAAATCATTTGCAGCTTTCATTCTCTTTTCATCCATCTCACCAAATCTATTGTATAATCTTTGTTGAGTGACTAAGGAATCTAATTCTTGACCGGTTAAATTTACTAATGCTTCTTTTTCGTATGAAGATAATTTATTTATATCCCCTATATTAGCTAATTGTTTGGTTATTTCCTTTTGCATTCCTAATTGGTCTCCCGCATATCCCAATTCTCTTGCTCTAGACATATCTATATTCGTACCCAATAATGCAGATGCTTCTAATTCATCTGTCATACTTTGTTCGAAATCCAAAAGTTTTTCAGTTGATTTATTCATATTCTCCAAAGAACTACCCATTTTAGCAGCATATACTGCTGCTTTCGCTAATTCTTTTGGATTACCTTTAAAAAACTTATATGAAGTTGCTGCATTTGCTGAAATATCTTTCATAACTTTATTAGGAGCTACTCCAGCTAAATTAGACATTTCAGTAACGGAATTAACCAAATATTGAGCCTGTGTTTCAGTTAATTGAGCCATATTTTGAAACACCTTATTAACTTTAGCACTTTCATCAGAAAGCACACCAAAGTTTTTATTTAATACTGCCATTGATGCAACAGTACTCTCTAATGGAATAACCAAATCATCGGTATTATCGGTAAAGTCTTGCATATACTGACTAGCATCTCCTACACTTACACCTAATTTTCCATAATGATTAGCAATACCTTGAACTGTATGTTCCAATTCATGCATATCAGCAGTTGCCAAACCAGTTGTTTGTTTGAATTGATTTGCAGCTTCTTCTATTTCATGAAATCTATGATATGATAATGCCAATGCTCCCGCAATTGCTACTATACCAATTCCAATTGGCCCTAATAGCCCCGCAAATCTACTCGCTACTCCGTATGCTTTTTTAAATCCTCCTCCTATACCACTAACAACTGATGTTGCAAAACTTTTACCACCTGCTATTGAATCGGTAAACGCTTTACCAAATCCCATTTTAAACTTCTCCGCAACAACACTAAACATTCTATTCATCTTTTCTTGAAGAGGATGAAATGCTTCTGCCAAATATTCTCCTATTAATGGTAAATGATGTAATCCATCATGAATACCCTGGAACATATCCTCAAACTTACCTTTAACTCCATCGGTTATACTATAAACCTTATCTAATATTTTATGTGCTTGTTCGTGTTTGTGTAATACTCCTTGTAAAGCAGCAGTTTGAGCCGTAAATACTTTTAATAATTTTTGATTTACTCCAAAATTTTTAGTTTGTAAATTATTATTGTTTTGTAATATTAAATTTATAGCAGCCTGCAAATCTTTTTCACTATGAATACCTTTGATTACATCTTTTGTTAAATCAATTTGTGCTGAAAGTTTTTTGTTTCTTCCATCAGTTGCTTCATTCAATGAATCTAGATCGTTTTGTATCTTACCTAACAATGACTGAGTCATCGTAAGCAATTCATTATATTCTTGTTGTGATTCTGAATGCGACATTGTTTATTATAAAAGATTAGTATTAATAATCAAATCCTAAATATTTTCTCACTTCTGGAGAAATCCATTTTTTAACTTGATCTCTATCGTTATCCAAATTTGATTCTATTGTTTTTCTTACATTTTCAACAGATTTATCAGCATCTTCGACAGCTTTTTTAAGGTCTTTATCATTTTGAATAGCACTTTTTACTTTGGTTGCAAATAATCTCGCTAAAAAATTACTCTCATTCAACCATTTATTATGCGTTTCTTTAAATAATATAGATTCGTTTTTTGTAAGTTTCATTTATGAATATGTTTTATCAATTATAAATATTATATAAACCAAAATGAGAGTTATTTATTAACTCTCACTTTAGATGGTGGCTTCGCCATGTTAGGAGCTTTTGATGCAGAAACCTTTTCGTTTTCCTTTTTCTTTGCATCCAATAACATATTATAATAAAAATTTCTAAGATGTACAGGCATTCTATATACATCTGCCTGTGTGAACCCATTTCCATAATAACATAACTCAAATATTTGACTATGTATTATGATAGAATGGTTAGAGGGAAGGGTAAAAAAACCCTACGCCCATCGGAATCGGGCGTACCTCCTTTTCTCCACTTTCTGGATCTTCATATTCATACTCCATTAATACATCCGGACTTATGTTTTTAATATATTCTCTGAAAGCTCTTGTATCTCTTGTTATAAATTTATTATTGATGAAATCTACAATACTTTTTGTATCAGATTTTCCATCAACTTCTAATATAATGTATCTATATCTAGTTGTTAATTCCGCACTTACTCCTGATTTATTGAATTTAGATAAAGCTTTAATTTCTTCTTCTATTTTTTGCTCATCACCATGTGTAAGAAGTTTTACAACTAATTTATGACCAGATGGAGTTGTGAATTGATAACGATTATCAGCTTTTAAAAGAGATGTATCAATATCTTTTGTTTTTACCTTTGATAAATCAATTTCAATTGTTTCTTTTTCATCCATTGAATTATACACTTCAATTTCATATTGAGGTCCGTATGCTAAAATTCTAGTTGCTAACATAATAGCATTTTTATCACCAACTAAAATATCATTTGGGTTTATGTTTCTATCTACGATGATAGATTCAAATAATTTATCTAATACTACCCCTTTTTTAATAAGATTTTGAGATGCTAAGATTTCCTCTTCTTTTGCAGTCATGTACTTAATTTCAATAGTACCTTTTGATAGAGGATTACTTTCTGGATATCCTTTTCCCTCTGATGGTAATGAGATAACCTCCGTTGGAAAATCGTAATGTTGTTCTGACATAATAACTTATTGTTTGTTTGTATATAAGTATATATATTTCAGATTTTTGAAAAATTACGATTAAGCCATCTCAATCATAGAAACCGGAACTGTGTAGTTAGAAACTCGCCCATAAGAAGGTCCGTTTACAACACTTAATACCGCTTTAGTACGATTGATTTTTTCAACCTTCAAATCCTTACCGAATAATTTAGGGTGATTAACTTTAACACTCATACCAACATGCAAAGCCATTTTCTTTTGAAGCGATTCGATATTGCGTTTTTGTTTGATTAAATTAACAACAATCTGATTAATGTTACGCAATTCTGATACTGATAAGTTTGATAATTCTGAATAGTTCATAATATTTTATATTTTAAAGTTTAAAAAATTTATAATTAAAGATACATTTTAGCTTCTTCAGCCCAACTTTCATTAACTAAGTACCAATATTTTCTATTCAAATCAATAATATCATACCCACTATCATTTGTGTTAATAGTAACAAAACCTTTCTTAACTAAAGAACCTAAAGCTCCTCTAATTGTTTTAGTAGAAATGCCAGTAGATTCGCTAATATCATTTACATCCACATCGGAGAAACCCGGTTCAGCATATAAACAATCAATAAAGGTTGAAAGAGTTTTTAACTCTAATTCTGTCAAATTTAATTCATTAATATTCATATCTTATCTCTTTTGATTACATATTAAAGGTACTAAATAAGTTTGGATTTTCCAAGACTTTTCGTAATTATTTTAGAGCTTTTCTCCAAAATGGTAGTAATTTATTATGAATTACTGAACCCTCTGAACTATATTTGGAAATACCCATTTTCCATAAGAAGAAATCCATATCCCAACCATCTTCTTCAACTCCAGCCTCACAAATCCAACGAAGGGCGGTTTTAGTGTTCTTAGCACCCATTTTAATCATCTTCTTAACGGTCTCATTAAACTTCTCAATTGCTAATTTCTCAGCCTTAACCTCCTCTTCGGCATTCTCCTTACAAATACGACCGAATGTCTCATAATCAGCCTCCAATTCCTCCGTTGTTAAGAGAGAATAGTTGTAAGTGGGACGATATCCATACGCATCCTTATGGTAATCAGAATAGGTTTGAAGTAACGAATCGCGGTGGGAAATTTCAGTTGTCATATCTTTATCTTTTAATGTTTATCTCTTTTGATTACATAATAAAGGTAGTAAAAAGATTTGAGATTTCCAAGTCTTTTATCAAATATTTTTAAAATTTTTTATTGAAAATCAATGATTTATGACAAAAAAAAGGGAATACCATTTCTGATATTCCCCTTAATTTTATATATTGAGAGTTATTAGAATTCCAATATTGCGTAATCGTAAGTCAAAGTGATTGCGATTGATGCAGGATCCGTAGCATTTGACCAATCCAAGTCACCGAAGTTAGCTTGAGAGATAAATGCTCCTTTTAATTTCCATTGTTCAATTTTATCACCTACTGGACCTAACATATAGAAATCCACATCTTTCTTATAGAATTCTGCGTATCCATCTCTACCTGTTAAAGATTCGTGAGATGCTCTTACCCACTCCATTACCGCCTGTGCTCCAGATGGAACGATTGGGTCGTACAAAGTGATTTCCAAATCTTGCCAATCACCTTTACCTTTTAACTTTCTTTTTATATTGATATGGTCTAATACTACTGTTTCAAATTGTAAAGTTGGTCTATTACCAGCTTTTACTAAATATGAAGGAATTCCGTCTACTTCAAAAACGAATCTATGTTTCATTTTTGGTTCGAAATTCGTATAGAACATTTCGTTAAATTCTAATACTTCTGCCATGTTATGTTATTCTTTTTATATAAATATTACTTTATTCAAATTATACATTAAATGTTGCCCCTGTTGGTAAAATGTTGAAATCAATTGTAATGAATTCAGCAGTTTTAGCAGGTTGTAAGAAGATAGAACCAGCTAAAATGTTTCTATCGATTACATCCGGTGTATTATTTGATTCGTCCATAACCACTCTAAATGCATATAAACCTTGTCTTTGTTGAACACTCTCTAAATAAGGGTTTACTGTATTTAAGAACTTAGCTCTAGTTTGTGCAGTATTTTGTTCGAATACTAAGAATCTTGAAGTAGATGCTACATACTTTTTCAAGTTAATTAACAATCTTCTTACATTGATTCTATCTAAAGCAGATGCAGTATCTTGTAAAGTTTTCTGTCCAAATGCACTAATACCTTGTCCAGGGAATGCCGCAATTGGGTTTACTTTTCCTTCGTATAATGTATCTCTTTCTGATTGAGTTA